GAACGGGCCGCGGCTCCAGCGGCGCTACGTCGTCGAGCGCGCCATCCGCATCGCGCGGCTGGTGCAACACGATCCGACGCAAGTGACGAACCTCGTCGGCTGGCTCACTCGTATTCTCGGCTTCCTGCCGGTGGCGCAGTGAAAGGGTTGTATGGCTGAACTCCGGAGTTACAAAGACATTGGCGGCGACATGGCGGGCATGACGCTCGAGGCCGAGCTCCGCGCGGACTACACGGTGGCCGGTGCGAGCTTCCGCGGGATCGGCAAGTGGATGTACCGGCTCTGCTACACCGCGCAGACGAAAGGCGTCGAGGGCGCGCTCGTGCAACATCAGGCGGAGTGGCGCGCGGAGCTCGATCAAGCCGGTGGGCACGCCGTGCGCTGGCCGCCGCCGACCGTCTTGCCCGTCTCACCAGCAGGCCCCCAATGACGGACATGATCGACGTGGCGACCGCGCAGATTGTCGACGCCCCTGACGTCCGCGACTGGCCCATCACGACGGCCATCACCCAAGTCAGCTTCGACGGCTCGGTGACGCGCGTCGCCTTCGACAAGCAGGACGGCCCGAATCGCTGGCCCGATGTGACGCCGCCCGGCTGGGACGGCCCGCTGCAATACACGATCTGGCTCTTCAAGCAGGTGAACGGGCGCTGGGTCGGATCGGCGTTCGTGCAGATGTGGCACGGGCGCGACGGCTCGGGCTCGCCGGGGGATCCGGACGTGCCGAGCCTCTATGCGGCGCACTGGTACTACAGCTCGCGCTGGGCACCGTTGTACGGGAGTGGCCCGATCCAGCCGGGGGAAGTCATCGGCTTCATGGTGACGCCGGGCAACGCCCGCGACGGCGGCCAGGTGACGTTACGGGAGCGATCCAACCTCGTCACGTTCGCCGCGACTGATCACGGCACGTTGCTCTTCCCGGCCACGCCCGCCCCCGCGCCGGTGCCGGACCCCGAGCCCGTCCCGACTCCCGCGCCGGCCCCGACGCCGGACGTCACCGTGCAGCTCGCGCGCATCGAAGCCGCGCTGGCCGCCCTCGCGGCGAAACCGTGGCCGGTCTACACCGGCAGCGTCTTCGGGGCCTCGATTGTGCTGACGCCGAAGAAGTGAGGAGTAACTGGCGGGACGCAGAGGCCACCATGACGTATTTCAGCCCCGATCAACTCAAGCGCATCGTGTCCGAGACCTTGCCCCAGGCCGTCGGACCCGGGCACCACAACGCCATCGTCGTCGCCGTCGATCAGGCGGGCGCTCAAGTCGTGGCATCGTTCACGCGGCCCGCCTGGGAGGGGGCGACGTGGGCCGTGCAGGCCGCCGTCGCGCATCAGTGGACCGGCGACACCACGGCCGCCGCGCGCGTGGTGCTGTCGTGGTAGGACGCACGCTGATCGTGGTGCTGTGTCTGCTCGTGGCGGTGCCGGTGCAGGCGGAAGACACGCCCGCGTGGGCGAAGTGGCGCGCGGGGGCGGACTGGCTATCGACGGGTCTGGACGTCACGGCGATCGGCGTGGAGTCGTGGCAGAACTGGCACGCCGTCGACCGCAAGAAAGCGTACACGCATCAGGCGTTGCGCGTCGGGATCGCCATCGCGGCGGCTGAGATTACGAAGCTCTTCGTCCACCGCACGCGGCCGGATGCCTCGGACCACAAGAGTTTTTTCAGCGAGCACACCGCGCTCGCGGCGGCGTCGAAAGGGTTCTCGCTCGAGGTGAACGTCCCGCTGACGATGGCCGTCGGCTATCTGCGCATGGCCGCGGCGAAGCACTACCCGTCAGACGTGGGGGTCGGCGCGGCCGTCGGGGAAGTCCTCAGTCACGCCATCCCGTGAAGTGGATCCTGATCGCGCTCATGTTCTCGGGGGACGCGTACACCATTCAGGCGACGCCGGTGGTGATGGTGGGCGGCGTGATCCGCATCATCTGCCACGTCCCCGAGCTCCCTCCCGCCACCCAGGACACCTTGCAAGTCGGCGTCGAGGGGTTCACGTCCAGCGTCTTTCAGATCCACGGCACGCCGTGGACGAAAGAGACGCGCTTCGATCACATGCCGTGCGATGTCGACACGGCGTTCTGCGCGACCGTCACCGACACCGCCACCCGCATCGCGAAACAACTCATCCTCGTGGCCGGTTGCCACGACGAGCCCCCGCCTCGGTAAAGGAGTGGACTCGCGGAGTAGCCTCAGCGTTCGTCGGGCACGCCGAAGGGCGTATCCTTCGCGCCGAGGAAAATGCAGTACTTTTCGCCCACCGCCACGAGTCCCGCGGCCCCGCGCGAGGTGACGGTCGAGCCGTCGCGCGCCCGGGCGTAACACTGCCCGCCGATCCACTTCACTTCGTTCTGGCGGTCGGCGATATGCCAGTCCGTGTGGTCCATCGTGGCGGCGGTCGGCCGTGGCTTCGGCGGCTCGGCCTTGGTAAGCAGGAACACGAGGATCCACAACCCTGCGACGACGGCGCCAATCGCCAGCACAAAATTTCGCATCTGAACTTTCACCGGCCGATGGGTTTACTTCTTGCCCGAGCCAGGTCGTGAGCAGGCGCAGTGATTACGTCGCCAGCGCGGCGAGCAGAATGAAGAAGCAGCCGCCGAGAAACCCGATCAACCCGAAGACCAGGCCCAGCGGGAAGAGCGCGAAGAACCCGACGAGCATTAGCAGGATGCGGATTCCAGGAGGTCGACGGGGCGGGGGTCGTCGTCATCAGAATACTTTCACTGGCCGATGGGTTTACTTGGCGGTCTTGCCGAGCCAGGTCGTGAGCAGGCGGAGGATCAAGTCTTTAATCGTCACGCCTTCCGCGGCCGCTTTGGACTTCACGCGGCGCCAGAAGTCGGGGTCGTTGTAGCGCAGGATATACGGCATGTCAGAACTCCAGCTTGGCGACGCACGCGGGGCAGATGCCGTGCGTGGCGGGCAACGTGCCCGGCTGCAGGACCGTGTGGCACCAGGCGCACTCGCGCTGCATAGGGACGATCGCCGTGTCGCTCGTGGACGTCATAAGACGCAGTGTATATCAAGATTATCAAGATAGCAAGTGAGGCGACTCACTTCGGAGCGTCAAGGTCCCCACACTTTCCCCCACACACCAACTAATCGCGGTCCCCACATTTCCCTGTAAGTTGTTGATTTGATTGGAGCCGGCGACCCGACTTGAACGGGTGACCTGCTGATTACGAATTACGGGGTCTCGGGGTCAAGATCGACGAATTCTCTAGCGAATTGGCTGAAATATCCGCTTTTGCCGGTTTCGGGCGTGCGAAAGTGACCACGCGTTTTGTTAGGTTTTTTGACGTTTTGTGGGAGGGGGTCCCCACACTTTCCCCCACACTTTTTTCGCGGGGGGAGTCCTTCTGCGCGACGGCCGCGCGCAGTCCCGGGAGGGTCGCCGAGAGGCGCTCGTGGGGGCCCGCCTGCACCGCCGTGTTGAGGTGCGTGTACTTCTGCGTCGTGCGGATCTCTTCGTGCCCCATGACGTCGGCGCGCAACCGCTCTGTCAGCGGACCGACTAGGGTCGGGTTCGCCAGGATGGTCGCGATCGAGTGGCGCATGACGTGGAACGTCACGCCGTCGCGCAGCCCCCACGTGAGGCCGATCGCTTCGACCGCGCGCCGGAGGCCCTTCTTCACCGCGGCGACCGGTTCTCCGCGCCACGTGATGACGAAGCGACTGGGAGCCTCGTCGTCCGCCTCGGCCTGACGAGCCTGGGCGGCGCGAATGTGCGTCAGGATGTCGCGGAGCTGATCGCTCACCGGCACGACCTGGTCGAGCCCGGTCGTATGGCTGGTCTTGTGATCGCCGATCGTGATCGTCGTCAGGTCCGCATCGAGATGCGTCGCCCACTCAAGGGCGAGGATGCTCGCCAGGCGCAGCTTCGGCGCGAGGGCCGCGACGCACAGCGCGTGCGCAATGTGCCGCTCGGCTTCGTCCACCAGCGCGAGAATCTGCGCCGGCGTCAAGGCGACCACGCGCGCGCGCGTCGGGCTCCGCCGGATGCCGGCAAAGGGGTTCGTCGTGACGCCGGTCGTCGCGCGGTACTGCGGCTGCAAGGCGCACGTATAGAGGTCGCTGCACGCGCTGAGATAACTATTCCGCGTCGATCCGCTCACCTGCCGTTCGACCATCCATTGCTCGAAGCGTTCAAGCCAACTCGGCTCGGTGATCGGATCGCCGAGCCGGAGGTTGTGGTAGGGCCGCGTGCCTGGCTCGACGCGCGCGACGGCCGGCGGGCCGGTCGGCCGTTTCGGTTTCGCGCCCCAGAAGGCGAGCACCATCCGGAGCGTGCTCTCCAGCGTCGCCGGTCGCCTGATGAACTTGGCCTGGTAGTGGAGCGTGGTGTCCGCCCACGCGGAGAACGTCGGCGTTTCCAGCGCGGCCCCGGCGGGGACCAGGCCGCCGCGCTGCTCGCGGAGCTCCAGCTTCTTCTTCGCTTCGACGAGCAGGGCCGCCTGTCGGTTCGTCTGGTGCGTGGAGTCGCGATAGCGGTCGCCGTTGTACTCGAAATCGTAGATGTAGGTCTTGTGTCGCTTGCCTGGGCGATAGACACTCACTTGCTTTTCCTCGACGCGCGAAGCTCTTTACTAAGCTGGACCACAAGTGCGTCGAGCCGATCTACCGTCTCGCGCAAGTGTTCCTGCTCGCTGCCCTGGCAGACTGCCTCCGCGACGCGTGCGAGCGCTGCGACAGCACGGTTGAGTTCTTCGCCCGCGGCCTTCAGGCATAGGAGGGCCTCTGTCAATTCGTGCCCAGCGCGGCGGAATGAGTCGCGCATTGGCGGATTCACGGATGCAGCTTCCCGACGCCCAACGCCCGGATCTGCGCCACTTGCGCGTCGGCGAACGACCAGACCATTTCGACGGCCGTCGCCATGTCCGTCGCCCGGCTGGCGATGAGGCTCGCCAGCTCGTACGAGAGCGCACTCGCGAGCACCCCAGGCGACACGGTGTCCGCGCAGACGAGGAGTGTCCCTCGGAGCGCCTCCTGCGTCGCGGTCAGGTCGTCGTCGATCTCGTCGTCGCCGGTCATCAGGTGCTCGCCCCTGTTTAGGCGCTGCGAGCCAGCCGCCGCCGCGCGGCCGCGCTGTAGGCTTTCGCCATCGCGCTGCGCCGCTGCGCCTCGCGGCTCAACTGGTGGGCGCGTTGGGCCCTGACCTTCCGATCGGTGACGGGCGCCCCGAACCCCAGCGTGTCCATGATCCGCCGTGAATAGTGCGCCGTGATCGAGGCGGCATCGTCCCCAAGGACGCCGACTTGTAAGCCGTCGATCATTTTTTGGACATAGGCCCGCTGTGCCGGCTTGCACGGGGTGGTCCGGACAAGGGTCATCAGACGGTTGACGCGCGCCCTCACCAGTGACGTGACGTCTGTGGGATCCGCCCCGGCGCTTCGCGCCACGACGCCGATCGGGCCTCGTGCGTCTGCCGCGTCCGGCGCGTCATCTTCGAGCCCGCTGTCGTCGGGGGCCGGCATCCAGTCATCAATTTCCTGCCCGATAAGTCGCACCGCTTGAGGGTTCGCGGCCCCCAAGAAGGGCAGTTTCTGAATCGAGCGCGCCACGATCTCGTCCACATCGTCACGCGGATCGGCATGATCCACGGCGTCCCGCATCGCGGCCTTTACGGGCCCGCGCGCGCAAGGGTAACGAAACCTCAGAGGTGAAAGGGACATCGACAACCTCCTACGACGGATCAGGGCTTGTGGTTGGTGGGCGAGCGCTTTTCTTTAGTGCGCTCGTCGGCGAGCTTCTTTTCGTACTGTTCAAGGGCGAGGCGAAGATGTGTTTGCGCATGGTCGTCGAGTCGTTCGAAGCGTTCAAGAAAGAGAAGGCCGGCGTCGGTGCCGGTCAGGAGGAGCCGTTCGACGCGCAAGCGGGTGGGCGTCCGCGCCCGACTGTAGGCTTGCGCCAGCCGTAAGTCATCGTCGTTCAGCCCCTCGAGCAACGGATGGTCAGGCGTGATGGGTTGATCGGCCCGGAGCAATAAGTCGGGCGTCGTGCCGAGCGCCGCCGCGATCGCCTCGAACTTGGGGCGGCGGGTGTCGAGGTACGCGCGCTCGAGGCCGCGCACCGTGTTCGCGGTCACGTGCGCCGCGGCCGCGAGTTGCTGCTGCGTCCACGACTTTTTCAGCCGAAGGTCGCGAACACGCTTCCCCAGCGTGAAGCGATCGATCACCACGACATTCTCGGTGGGGCTGATTTTCGTGGCAACCGCAAGTCTCAACATACGCAGGTATTTACGCTCCAAGAGTGCCTAACGATATGTGTGCTGTTGACAAAACGCAAGTACTTTTTATAGAGTTGCGTTTCGACAGCAACTGCAAACGGTAACTATGGAACTCAAAAAATACCGTCGAATTGCGGGTTTGACGCAAGAGCAGCTCGCGCAAAAGTCCGGGGTGGACGCCACGATCATCTCGCGCCTCGAGCGCGGCGAGCGGGGGGCGTCCTACGGAAACATCGTGCGCCTGGCGCGCGCGCTCAACCTTGAGCCGGAGGAACTTGTCGCCGTCGGGGTGGGGGAGTCACCGGCACCAGACGACCGACCGAGGCCGGTGTGAAGGCGCCGACATCTCCCCCCGTCGTCCCGGCCCGCGGGCGCCTATTCCCGGCGCGCGAGGCGGCGGTGTACCTCGGCGTCACCGCGCACCGCGTCCGGCTGCTGATTGCCAGGGGCGAGCTTGTCGCCCTGCGAAACGCCAACGGCCGGCTTGAGGGCGTGTATCAAGCCGACTGCGACGCGTGGGTGGACGCGCACCGGCGCGTGGCGGAAACGTCGCGCCGACTCTCGATTGATGAACGAATCGAAGCCCTGTTGCCGCCCCCCCACGAGCGGCGCTTCGCGTAGGAAGAGGAGGCCATGCCATGCCGCTCTGGATCTGCGTCGTCGGGTATCTGGTGCTCCTGGTCGTCTATGTGGTGTGGCTCCTGGGCCGCGCTCTGCTGCGCCGTCCGGATCCGCCGGTGCGCGATCCGCGGCCATCACTGGACCTTGCAGCTCGAGCAGGCGCGCGTGCGACTGCACTGCACCATGTGTCACGCCGAGTCGCCCGGGTGGGACGTCTCGTTGACCCCGCCGCCCACACCGCCGCCTTTCGACGCCGTCCGTCGCCGCCACCGGAGTAACTGATGTGCCCGCGTATGTCGCCTACGAGATCGTCCCCGGCCCGCACCAGGCGGCCGTGTTGATCACGGGCCCGAGCCGCCATGCGATCGCCGGGCGCTTGTGGGCGACGTGCGAGAAAGTGCGCGGCGCGAGCTTCCGCGCGATCACCGTCGACGGCGAAGAGTTCGGCACCAAGCGCCAGGACGAGCAGCACGGCGTGAACCGCTGCCTCACCGAACGCTGTTCCTACTGTGCCCAGGAGTTCACGACGCCGCGCGCCGGCGAGGCCATCTGTCCCGGCTGCGGCGTGCTGATCGATGAGGGGAGGTTGTGATGACGGACGGGTTTTATATCGACGGCGTCGGCGCGGATCGCTGCACGGCGTGCGGCGCCGTCCTGCGGCACGGCGGCGAGCCGATGATCGCCATTCGCCTCAAGGACGCGGAGACGTTCGCGCGGATGCTCGCCGCGTCCTTCACCCGGCTCCCCCCGACGGACGACGAGACGGCGCTGCTGACGCGCCTGGAGCAGACCGTGGGCCGCACGTTGCGGCAGATGGAGGCCCGCTGACATGGCGACCACGAATTTTCCGCTGTCGGAACCCGACGTGGTGATGGAGATGTTGTGCGACCTGGAGACCGCGGTGACGCACGCGTGCGCGGTGATCGATGCGTTGCGCCAGGAGATCCGCGGGCTCCGCGCGGAGCGCGACGCACTGCTCGAGCGCGTGGCGACGGTGGCCGTGAAGAAGCAGAGCTGATGACCAAGTCGTCCAATGCGCTTATCCGCGTGACCGACGGCGCGGCGATGACGCTCGGCGCGTTCACGTTAACCGCGACGGGGCTCGACGTGAAGGGGAAGCCGTCCTTCGACGACTGGCAGGACTGCGGAGGCCTTCTGCAGCGCATGGAAGGCGCCGTCCAGTTCTGGATCGGTGACTGGCTGAACTACGGTGAGCACGCGTACGGCGAAAAGTACGCGCAGGCCGTCAACGATACACAAGCGGAGACGTGGCGCCACTATGCCTGGGTCGCGACGCAGGTTGAAACGTGTACACGTGTACACAATCTTTCATGGAGCCATCACCGTGAAGTGGCGAAACTTCACGGAACACCCGACGTACAACGCGCACTTCTCGAGCAAGCCGCCCCCGCACCTGGCGATATTCGGCAGCGACTATCGGTGACGGAACTGAAGGCGCTGGTTCGTGACTATCTTCACGGCGCGAAGGTGGCCGCAATCGCGGCTGGGAAACTGACGGCCGCTGAATACGACGTCGTCTGCGCCGATCCGCCCTGGCAGTACGACAACAGCGGATTCAAGCAGTCCGCCGCCGAGCACTACCCGACGATGGACCTGCAGGCGATCTGCGATCTCCCCGAGACGGACGAGACGTTCCCCAAGTTTGCCGACCCGAGTGTGCTGTTTCTCTGGGCGACGTCGCCGCTCCTGCCCGCGGCCACGACCGTGATGGCCGCGTGGGGCTTCGATTACAAAGCCTGCCTGGTATGGGTCAAGGACCGGGCCCCCGGGCTCGGGTGGTGGCTGAACACTCGGCACGAATTACTGCTCGTCGGTTCCCGCGGCACGACGACGCCCCTCGAGAAGGTCGACAGCGTCATCAACGCGGCCGTCGCGGAGCACAGTCGCAAGCCGATCGAAGCGTACGCCGCCATCGATCGGATGTATCCACCCGGACTGCGTCGCGTCGAGTGTTTCGCGCGGACGCCGCGCGCCGGCTGGGAAGTGTGGGGGAACGAGGTATGAGCGAAAACAACAGCACCAGAAAAATGGACATCGAGTTCTTTGACAAGCCTGACGGATCGCGATGGATCCGCGTGCTGCTGTTGAAATACGGGCTGCCCCGTCCGTCACTCGTTCCATCGTTGCTGGACCTCCACCGGATCCTTCAGGCGCTCGCCGTCTGTGAGGACGAGAAGTATCCACCGCCGGCGAAGGGCCGCACGTTCTTAGTCGAGTTTCTACAGGACGCCGTGCGGGAGCCCGATTGGTCCGTGCTGGCGCGCAAATACAAGATCCCAGATCGCGATGGCGATCGCGTCGTCAACAGTAACGGCGCGGCACTCGGTCCCACGGCGTCGCACCCCCTGTTGCCGCTGTCTCGGCCACTTACCGCTGACGACATACCGTGGGGCTTGAAGTGAGCGTCGCTCCGCTCGAGTGGCCCGAGAGTCTACATGCGTCCGCCGCGCTGGCCCGCGCGCACACGGAGAATTCGATGACGATGATGCCGATGAACGTCGCGCCACCCTCGAGCATGTCCGTATATGACTGCATCGTCGCCGTCTCCGCGGACATTGCGCAGGAGGGCGTCGCGAAAACGCGCAAGAATCTCCAGCAGGGGTATCAGTTCCGCGGCATTGACGAGGTGATGAACGCGCTGGCGCCGTTGCTCGCGAAGCACCGCCTCGCCATTCTCCCGCGCGTGCTGTCCCGCTCAGTCGTGGAGCGCGAAAGCAAAGGCGGCGGCGCGTTGTTTTACGTCACGGTCGAAGCGGAGTTCGACTTTGTCTCGGCGTGCGACGGCTCGAAGCACACCGTGAAGACGTACGGCGAGGCAATGGACTCCGGCGACAAAGCCACAAATAAGGCGATGAGTGCGGCGTATAAGTACGCGGCGTTTCAGACGTTTTGTATCCCGACCGAAGGCGACAACGACGCCGACGCGCAGACGCACGAACCGAAAGGCTACGTCGTGCAACCGCCCGCCCCGGCACCAGCGCCCGCACCACCACCAGCGCCCGCACCCACCGGCACTGTGCTGATCGAGCGCGTGGATACATCGCCGACGAAAAATCCGAACGTGACGAAGTATCTGATCACCGACAGCAACGGCCAGACGTTCTCGACGATCAAGGCGCAGCTCGGCTCCTTGTGCGAGCAACTCTGCCAGGAGCAGTTACCCGTCACGATTGAAAGTAAACAAACGAAGTGGGGCCACGACCTGGTAGCGGTGCATCCGACCGAGCGCGTGATCCAGATTCAGCACGACGTCCACAGCGAGCCGGTGACCGATAAGGACATTCCGTTCTGAGGAGGCGGCATGAGTCTGCGGGATCTCCCCACGCTCGGCGAGTTACAAGCGCGGCCGCGAGCGACGCCGAAGCCGACGCCGCACCTCGTCACGAAGAAGTCGAAGCAGGCGACCCAGAAGCGGACAGAAGCCGCGTTTCGCGCGGCCGTGTGGAAGCGGGACGATGGCAAGTCGCGCGCGAGTGGCCGCAAGCTGAGTCGATCGGCCATGGATTGGGACACCCGCGGGGAAGTGCACCACGTGTTGAAACGCAGCACCAACCCGGAAGGCAAGTGGTTGCCGGCGCGCGGGATCTTACTCTCGAAGACCGAACACAAGCTGGCGGAGACGCGCTGCCCACAAGCGCCCGAGCACCACATGCTCGAGATCCTCGGCGGCGGGGATCTGGGGCAACTGCAGGCGTTCGTCTGGCGCGACGTCAACGGCGTCGAATTGAAACGGCGGATCGGCTAGCAGAGCTCAGCACGACACGTCGGCAGGGGTAACCGGCTGGGACGTGACGTGGAACGGCGGGACACCAGGCGCCCGATCCCGCAACGTGGGTGCGCAATCGATAGAGCGTGGCGAGCAGACGGTTCGGCCGTCTGAAGAGTCTGTCGAAGCGACGCGGCCGTAACCGACGTCGCCGAGGGTGAAAAGGGTGGCTCCGGAGGCGGTAACGCTTCGAGCGCGTTTCACTTTCTGAAGGTGCGCACGCCCAATTACAGGGAGTGCTTTCCTTCGGGATCAGGGTTCACCAGACACGGTAACTAAAGAAGGCGCCTGATGTTCGATACCGACTTTGCTGAATTTTGGGCGCAGTTTCCTCGCAAGGTGGGCAAGCTGGCGGCCCGCAAGGAGTACGAGAAGGTGCGACGCGGCGGCATTACACAACACGCGCTCCTCGACGGGATCGCGTTGTATCTGGCGATGAAGCCGAGTTATGCCGACTTTTGCCATCCTCGAACGTGGTTAGCCCAAGGGCGCTGGATGGACGAGGCGCCCGCCCCGATGACGCGTGTGTATGAACCATGGGTGTGTCCCCACGAGCCGCACTGTAAGCACCGAGCGGCATGTGACTTTATTTCGATGAGGCAACGGGCATGACGACCTATGAACGCGCGTCGGCGTTGTGTTTCTGTGGGCGCTGCGGCCAGTGGATCCGGCGTGGCGATCGCCTGGCCGTGGTGGCCTTCCCGGCGCTGGCCGCCGGCCGGACGGTTCGCGTGAGAAAAATTCGCTGCGTGGCGTGCGCCAACACCGACGCCCTGACGGCGCGCAAGCCGCCGCCCCAGGATGAGGCCGAGGCATGATCCCGAAGCTGGAGCTCGTCGTCGTGTGGGACGGCGGCCGCGATGATCCGTCGAATGGCGGGTATCTGAACGTCGAGTTTTATCCCACGCGCGACGCACCCGCGCGGCCGGCGGCTCAGACGCTCCCGCGCGTCGCCTGCAATGCTGAGATCGCCAAGGCCCTCCACGCGCCCGTCCGCGTGCGTCTCCGCCAGCCGAACAATGTCGAAAAGAAACACGCCTTTCAGAACTGCATGACGCTCCTGGTCCAGCAGTTGCGCCAGCAGCCGTTGACGATCGCGCAGATCTCCGCGGTGACGGGCAAGAAGTATTGGAACGTGCGGCACTGCCTGACGCTCCTGAAGCACCAGGGGATATTACGCAGTCGGCCGGTGAGCGCGACGCACGGCCGGCCGACGTGCGCGTTCTGGATCGAGCAGCTATGACGGTGGGCTCGCTGTTCGCGGGGATCGGCGGGTTCGATCTGGGCTTCGAGCGCGCGGGCTTTGAGATCACGTGGCAGGTGGAAATTGACCCGTTTTGTCGCGCGGTGCTGGCGCAGCACTGGCCCGACGTGAGGCGGTACGAAGATGTCCGAACGGTTGGAGCCGAGCTCGGCTACGTCGATGTGCTCTGCGGTGGCTTCCCCTGCCAGGACATCAGCGTCGCGGGACGCGGCGACGGCATCGACGGTGCCCGCAGCGGCCTCTGGTCCGAGTATGCCCGACTCATTCGCGAACTACGACCACGCTACGTCGTCGTGGAGAACGTCGCAGCCCTGCTTACTCGCGGACTGGGACGAGTCCTTGGCGACCTGGCCGCGTGCGGGTATGACGCGGAATGGGACTGCCTACCAGCAAGTGCCTTCGGCGCCCCTCACCGGCGGGATCGACTCTGGCTCGTTGCCTACCCCCAGCGCGACGAGCTACGGGACCAACCAGGGCGGCGCGGCGGGCCGCGTGGGGTCAGTGCGTCCGTCCCTCGACACAATGGCGCGGCAGAACATGTGGCCGACGCCGACGATAGACGGGAATTACAACCGCAAGGGCGCATCTTCGACGAGCGGAGACGGTTTGGCGACGGCGGCTGGTGGCGCATTGAACCCCATGTGGGTCGAGTGGCTCATGGGATACCCGCTCGGGTGGACCGTCTGCGCGGGTTGGGAAACGCGATCGTCCCGCAGATCGCGGAATGGATCGCCCGGCAGATCCTCCACGCGGAAGGCGACTGAGCCATGAGCCTCAAGCGGTGGAATGCCAAGCGCGACACGACGGAACCGGCGATCTGTCTCGCGCTGAAACAAGTCGGCGCCGACTATCTCCAGCTTGACACGTTTGACTTACTGGTATGGTTCCGGGGCCAGCTCTACATGCTGGACGCGAAGACGCCGCGCGGGAAGGGGCCCAAAGGGGCCCGAGGCCGTACGACGTTGACCCAGGACGCGTTGTTGAAACGGGGGTGGCCCCTGCACATGGTGGTGGACGCTCAAGGCGCCTTACAGGCGATTGGCGCTGTGCGAGAAGAGACGGACAACCCTCCCCCTCGCAGCGCATAGTGGAGAAGGCAGATGCCTAAGTCCCCCGATTTCAATCGACTCGCTGATGTCTGCTTGTCGCGTGTCTACGAAGTCCGCGCCAAAGGACTAATCGCTGAGCACGACGTCGTCGCCGAGCAGCTCCGGCAGGTGTGGAATGCGCGCGGCGCCGCGGACGTGGCAGAAGCCGAACGGCACGACGAACACCCGAGGCAGTTGGTGGCTCACGCGATCAGGGCCTTAGATGCCTGATGCCGCATGCACCCTCACACCCCTGTGCGGAACCTGGTTGTGCAGCCTTACTCCCTGCAGGGACGGCCAGGTGTCAGGCCCACGCACCCAAGGCGACCCATGGGTGGAACCCCAAGGCGCCCCGTATCCGAGGCGGCACACTGCAACGCATGCGTGCAAGGTTGTTCAGTTCGTACCCGTTGTGTGTGCTGTGCTTACAGAAGCAGCCACAGGTGATCAGTATCGCCACCATTCGTGACCATGTGGTCCCGTTAGCCGAAGGGGGCCGAGATGACACCACCAATGAACAAGCGTTGTGCCAGTACTGTTCCGATACGAAGACTCGAGAAGAAGCGAGACGCGGACGCCTGAGGAGAACCGAGGAGCCGGGGGGACCGAAAATGTTAGAAAAAAACCGGCCCTGAAACCATTCGCTTCCCGGCGCGCAACATTCCGCAGATCTGAGAGTGTTCTATCTTATGCCGAAGCCGAAGACACCCGTTAAACCGCGTCATGATGCCCCAGGACCGACGATCGGGCACGTCCGCGACCTCACGCCAGACCCGGCGAACCGGCGGGCCCACAACCCGCGCAATCTGGGGATGCTGGTGGATGCGCTGCACAAGGTGGGAGCGTCACGGTCCATTGTCGTAGACGAGGACGGGGTAATCCTGGCTGGTAACGGTGTGGTTGAGGCGGCGTCAGAAGCCGGGATCACGAAGCTGCAGATCGTCGACGCGGACGGGGACACGCTCGTCGCGGTGCGCCGGCGAGGGCTGACGCCGAGCCAGAAGCGAGAGCTGGCAATCTACGACAACCGGACGGCGGAGCTGGCGGAGTGGAACGTGGAACAGCTCGCCGCGGACTTGCAGAACGGGGAGGACCTGACGGCGTTCTTCCTGCCGGACGAACTCAAGACGCTGCTGGCCGGCGCGGAGGGCGTCAAGGCGGGATTGACTGATCCGGACGATGTGCCGGAAGAACGGCCCACGGGCATCGTTCCGGGCGATGTGTTCGACTTGGGGTCACACCGGCTGTTATGCGGCGATGCGACCGGCGGCTCGTCCTGCGCCGTTGAGTGGGCGGCGGCGGCGTCCGTGCTCTGGGCGGATCCGCCCTATTCGAAAGACTACACATCGCGGGGCGATAAGGGGTCATGCGAACGGAGCGGACGCTTTGTAGACGTGCTCGCCTCGCTCGCAGAGTTCGGAGATCTAGCGGGATCGTACTACGTGAAGCTACCGTGGTATGACACCGTCGCCGCGGTGCCGTTACTGCGCCCGTCGAATTTTCTCGTCTGGGCAAAGGTTGGATTCGGTATGGGCGGCGGCGATTTTCGTACGCAGCACGAGATTATGCTTTACCGACGCAACCGCGGTATCTGTGCGGCCGCCGCGGACGTGGGCGACGTGTGGTCGTTTCCTGTGCCGTTCCGCGGGCGCATGCTGCACGTTGCCGAGACGCCCGTAGCGATTATCACGCAAGCTCTCCGATTTAGCAGCGTCGCCAGATCATCAGTGTTCGATCCGTTCTGTGGCTCGGGCTCGAGCCTAATGGCCGCAGAGCAATTGGACCGCGTCTGTCACGCTATTGAAATCGAGCCGCGCTATTGCCAGGTCATCATCGATCGCTGGGAAGCCTTCACCGGCCAGCAGGCCGTCAAAGTCGGGGAGGCGATCCGTGCGTAGTCACTGGACGCACGGCTATTACCACGACTGCGCGCACCGCTGGCGCTGGTCGGCGCGGCTCTGTCAACGGTGGAAACGGTGGTGGCGATGAAGGGCCGCAAGCCAGAACCCTCGGCGCTGAAACTCCTCCGCGGGTTGCCCGGGAAGCGGAAGCTGAGCGCCGACGAACCGCAGCCGGCGCCGCTCGTCGACCTCACCCCGCCGGCGTGGCTGGACCCGGAAGCGCAAGCCGAATGGCTGCGCCTCGCGCCCATGCTCGAGCGCCTCGGCGTCTTGACGGAGACGGACACCGGCGCCCTCACCGCCTACTGTGACGCCTGGGCGACGTGGAAAGCCGCGACGCAGCAGATCCGGAAGTTTGGCATGGTGATCAAGGGCAAGGCGGATCTGCCGATCGTCTCGCCCTACGTGAAGATTGCGCATAACGCCCTGCTCCAGATGCGGGCGCTCCTGACCGAGTTCGGGATGACGCCGAGCTCGCGGGCGCGGGTGCATGTGCCGACGAAGACGGAGAAGCCCGCCGTCTCCAAGTGGGTCGGGCTCAAGTGACGCAAGCCGAGCGCGCGATTCGCGTGATTGGCAACCTGACCCACACCAAGGGGCCGTTCGCGCTTGAGCCGTTCAATCTCCGCCCGTGGCAACTGCGCATCCTGCGGCAACTGTTCACCACGGGGAAGGACGGCCGGCGGGTGTATCGCCAATGCCTCCTGATGCTGCCCCGGAAGAACGGGAAGTCCGAACTCTGCGCGGCACTGGCGATTTACTTCCTGATGTTCGACGGGGAGATCGGAGGTGAGGTCTACTCAGCGGCGGCCGACAAGGACCAGGCGGCGCTGGTATTCAACGTCGCGGCGCAAATGATCCGCAACGACCCGGAGCTCGAGGCGCAAGTCGAGATCATTGATTCGCAGAAGCGCATCGTCCACCGCGCCAGCAACAGCATTTACCGGGCGATTTCCGCGGAGGCGTACTCGAAACACGGGTTCAACGCGTCGGTGGTGATTTACGACGAGCTCCACGCGGCGCCGAGCCGGGACTTGTGGGACGTGCTGTCGACGAGCCAGGGCGCGCGGGCGCAGCCGCTGATGATGGCGATTACCACGGCCGGCTTCGATCGCCACTCGATTCTCTGGGAACTCTACGCCCATGCGACGAAGGTGGCGGAGAACCCGTCCCTCGATCCGTCGTTTCTGCCGATTCTCTACGAGGCGCCGATCGGCGCGGACTGGACGGACGAGCGGGTGTGGAAGAAGGCGAACCCGGCGCTCGGGGACTTCCGAAGCCTTGAGGAAATGCGGATCGCGTGCGCGCGGGCCCAGGAGATTCCCGCCCAGGAGAATACGTTCCGGCGGCTGTATCTCAACCAGTGGACGGAGCAGGCCTCGCGTTGGTTGGCGTTGGCGGCGTGGGATGCGTGCTGTGTGGTGACAGCATGAACGTCATGTGCAAGTGCGGGGCGCGCCCTCGGCGGTGTTGGCGCTATTGCCCGATGTGCCGGCGGCGCGTGAACGTCGTGAGAACGTGCCGTCTGTGCGGACAGCCAGCGGCGTCCTCGACGGGATCGCTCTGCGCGAAACATCGGGCGGTGCCGCGTCCACGCGGGATCTGTCAAGCCTGCGGCAAACCAGCCCTGAACACCAAATCCACGTGGTGCGAGTACCACGAGCCCGACGCGAACCGGCATCAACGCGAACCATATGGTCCGAAAGGCCCAAGGACCGACGAACGATCACTGGCGGAGGCGGAGCTTCAAGCCGCGGCGCTTTCAGCCTTGACGGACGAGGAACTGCGAGAGTTGCTATGACGCGCGCAGAATACCGCGCCGCGCTGAAAGGCCGCCGCTGTTACCTCGGCCTCGACTTATCGAGCACGAAGGACTTGACGGCGCTCGTCGGCGTCTTCCCCGACGACGACGGCTTCGACGTCCTGGCGCAGTTCTTCGTGCCCAAAGACAGCATTCAGGAGCGCGCGAAACGCGACCGCGTGCCCTACGACCAGTGGGAACGCGACGGCTTTCTCATCGCCACCCCCGGGAACGTCGTCGACTACGACTACATTCGCCAGACGCTGAAGGATTGGGCGGCCGAGTTCGCGGTGCGGGAGGTCGCCTTTGATCCCTGGAATGCCACCGACCTGGTAACGAAGCTTCAGGAGCAGGACGGGTTTACCTGCGTCCCCATGCGGCAGGGGTTTGTCTCGCTCTCCGCGCCGACGAAGGCGCTCGAGAAGGCGGTGCTCGGCCGCACGCTGCGCCATGACGGGCACCCGGTGCTCCGCTGGAATGTCTCGAATGTGTCGGTGGAGACGGACGCGACGGGGAACCTGAAGCCGTCGAAGAAGGTGTCCACGGAGCGCATCGACGGCGTCGTCGCGCTGATCATGGCGATCGATCGCATGGAACGGAACAACTCGACGACGACGCCGACGTACACCATGCTCGTGTTAGGAGGCGGTAGCCGGTGAAGCGCCCCCCTGGTCGCCCGCCTCTTGATGAGAAGGATCCGTCCGTGCAGATCACGGTGCGACTGCCGTCGAAGCGGTACGACGAGCTCTGCGCGCTCGCGAAGCGCCAGGACATGAGTCTCCCGCAAGCCGTGCGGCTGCTGCTGTACGGCAACGTCTTCATCCACCGCGAGAAAAAACCTTAAAAATAGGCGTCTGCCCTAACTACCCGCACACTCAAGCGGTAGTGAACCGCGCCTATAGCCTGCTCGAAATCAAGTCGATCGACGCGGAGCGCCGCGTCATCCGGGGCATTGCGACCACGCCCGCGCCGGATCGCCAGGGTGACAGCATCGATCCGCTCGGCGTCACGTTCACCAATCCACTCCCGCTGCTCTGGCAGCACGATCCCACAGCTCCGATCGGCGAGGTGACACTCGATCCGCCGACGGCGGACGGTGTCACGTTCACCGCGTCGCTCCCGCTGATCACCAAGCCGGGCAAGGCCAAGGACCGCGTCGACGAAGCGTGGGATTCGCTGACTTCGACGCCGCCGCTGATTCGCGGCACGTCGATCGGCTGGAAGCCCCTCGCGCCCCCGACGAAGCTCAAGTCCGGCGTCCTGCGCTGGGCCAAAACCATGATCGGCGAACTGTCGCTCGTCACGATCCCCGCGAACATGGAAGCCACGGTGCTTTCCGTCAAGCAATGCGACCTGGGCGCGTCAGCCCTCCATCCGCCCGGCGCCACGGGCTTGCCTGTAGTTACAGCGGTGAAGGCCGCGACGCCCATGACTATTCAAGACCAGATCACGCAATTCGAGAACACCCGCGCCGCGAAAGTGGCCGCGATGAACGACATGATGCTCAAGTCGGACGGGCAGACGCTCGACGAGACGCAGGCCGAGGCGTACAAAACCCTCGAGCGCGAAGTCGAAAGCGTCGACGAACACCTGCCCCGCCTGCGCAAGCTCGAACAGACGAACCTCACCAAAGCCCTGCCGATCACCGCGAAGACGCCCGACCAGGCGAGCACGCAGCGTGGCGGCGGCGTCATCCAGGTGAAGTCGCTGCTCCCGAAGGGCACCGCGTTTACCCGCTACGCGATGGCGATTGCGCGCAGCCGCGGCGACAAGATGGAAGCGATCGAATACGCGAAGCGGTGGCAGGACACGACGCCCGAAGTCGAGTTGATGATCAAGGCGGCCGTTGCGGCCGGCACGACCGTTGACGCGACGTGGGCCGCGCCGCTCGTCCCGTCCGTGCAGCACCTGATCGACGAGTTCCTCGAACTCCTCCGCCCGGCCACGATCATCGGCAAGATCCCCAGCCTGCGGCGCGTCCCGTTCAACGTCAGCGTCCCGTCACAGACGGCGGGGGGAACGTATGGATGGGTGGGCCAGGGCCTCGCGAAGCCGGTGACGAAGCTCGGGTTCGGTGCGGTGACGCTCGGCATGAACAAGATTGCCGGGATCATCGTCCTCACCGAAGAGCTCGTGCGCCTCTCGACGCCGTCCGCCGAAGAGACCGTGCGCCAGGACATGATCGCCGGCATCGCCGCGTTCATGGACGCGCAGTTCACGGATCCCGCGGTGGCCGCGGTCGGCGTGATCTCGCCGGCCTCGATCACCAACGGCACCGTCGCGATTGCCTCGAGCGGGACGTCGTCCGCGAACGCCGTCACGGATATCAAGGCGCTGATCGCCACCTTCGTCGCCGCGAACCTCGGCCTCGGCACCGCCGTGCTGCTGATGTCGGAAGCGAACGCCTTTGCGCTCTCGACGGCGCTGAACCCCCTCGGCCAGCCCATGTTCCCCAGCATCGGCACCAGCGGCGGATCGATCCTCGGGATCCCCGTCGTCACCAGCTCCGCGATGGGCACCAACATCGTGCTGCTCGACGCCCGCGGGATTCTCTACGCGGACGACGGCGGCGTGACGATTGACGTCAGCCGCGAAGCCAGCGTGCAGATGGACTCCGCCCCGGATTCGCCCGCGGTTGCCACGACCGTCATGGTGAGTCTCTGGCAGAACAACCTCGTCGGCCTCCGCGCCGAGCGATTCGTCTCCTGGGCGCGCGCCCGTCTGGCGTCCGTCAAATACGTCTCCGGCGCCGCCTACGTGTAAACCCCCGTCCGCGGTGATGGCCCGACCGCCGTCACCGCGTGTTCCTGAAAGTAGGTTCCATGCCTCTCGCCATTACGTGCACGAACGAAGAGCAAATCACCGTCAACGCGAAGCCGCAGAGTTCGGCGGGGAAGCCCGCCACGATCGACGGCGCCCTCACCATCGCCGTGCTGAGCGGGGACGGTACCTTCTCGCAGGATCCCGCGACGCCGCTGTCCTTCAAGGCGATCTCCGGGGACGCCGCCGCGGATACCGTCTATGACGTGTCGGGCGATACGGACCTCGGCGCGGGCGTCGTCACGATTCATGACACCGTGACGTTGACCGTCTCGAGCGCCGTCGCCGCGAACTTCGGCCTGAGCGCCGGCGTGACCGAACCGAAGGCGTAACGCGATGAGCGCCGTCACTGACGCGATCGCGGAGATCGACGCGCAACTCGCGACCCTCGGCCCGGAGTACGAAGGGCTGAAGGACTATGCCCGACTGAACATTCATCCGGACACGATGGCGGCCGTCCAGGCGGCGTTGGCGGTGTATGACCGCCGCGTCGGCCTGCTCGCCACGAATCGGGATCTGTTGAACCGCTTGCGGGACGACGGACACCCGACGCTGGCGGTGCAGCCGGTGACCGCGTCGGTCCTGGCCGACCTGCAAGAGAACCAGGCCACCATCACGGCGGCGCTCGCGCAGTTCACGGCGGATCCAGCGGCGTCGCTCGGCTTGACGGCCGGCACGCCCGAGGGCAAGTCGTGATCACCGTTCGCTCGATCAAGTTTCACACCTATGACGGGATCGAGCGTCCGCCCAACGCGCGCTACACCATCGTCGACACGCCGCTAATCGGGGCGGCGGATCTCGCGGAGACGGTCCTGGCGCTCGGCCTGGCCGTGCGGGAGGATCCGCCCAAACCGCCGGCGAAGCCCAAGAAGTAAATGCAGATCGGGCCCTTCACCATCGCACGGACGAAGGCGCTCCCGCTCGCGCCGCTGTCGAGCCGCGGCGGCGGGTCGTGGTGGCCGATCATTCGCGAGTCGTTCACCGGCGCCTGGCAGCAGAACGTCGAGATCCGC